GTGATGCATTTTGCTACATGGTAAGTAATTACGTAGCGGGCTCGAAACATCCAAATGGTGGAAGGGCCTACAGCCAAGTTGACTGGTTATAGTCAACTACGTCCCGGCAGGAAATGGTCGAGGGTTAGATAGACGAAATTAGAATGCTAGTCTTATAGGACTACCTTCATTTTCATATGTGTTAGACATTCACAAGGTGTCTAAGGCAGCGAACCATGCACGGCGTTATTAGTCACTCACAATCCTCGAAATAAGGACCTGAGTGATAAACACGGCAACCACTGGCTAGCGGCTCTCGTCTTCTGTAAAAGACAACACATTCTTAGTCTTCAGTCGTGTCCAACGTGAGTTGGGTAGAGTAGGGACGGGAACATGCGCTTGATCGAAAGACATGGAAAATAGCATGTTCAATAACCTTGGATGGTGTGATTCTAAGAATCAAGGCGAACCATCTTGACGGTAATTGCCATTAAAACACGGAAAATGAGAACAACCATTATCCAGTGCCAACGGAGTTCGGACGCCTCCGCTTTTGTTGTTCATGCGCAAGAGAGACCATTGTCAGTCTCTGCTAAGGTGGTGCCTAAGTCAGCACCAATCAATTTAAACGTGCACGTCGATGACGTTAAACAGTTTTTGGATTTGAACCGCGTTCAAGGCGGACCCAAAATTATTCGTTTAAATCGTGTAGGTAAGTACGTATCTTACCAGCTTCTATGGTTAGTTGCGATCTTTATGTGCTTGACACCTGTACATAGCGTATGGTGTGTCGAGGAGAACTTAGGTCGCTTCTACGAATATAGATTACAACACCACATTGATTATCCAAACGCAACAGATTTCTATATAAACACACTTGCTGAAATAAAGGTTCGCATTGAAGATGTAACTTATTGCAGCGGTTTATATTTGCAAATGGGCGCAGGATTACTGTGGTGGTCATTCAGAAATATAGTCACCGACCGGGTGATTGTATTGGCAATGTGCATAAGCTTTGTGACCTTAATAGGGTCAATATGTGCATGGGCTTTTGGACCTCGAATTATCCACCCGCCTGAAGGTGTGGGTGATTTAAAACGAGTGTTCAATGAATTACCAACGACTTCAGATCAGTATGAGACTCTAAAACATGCTGCTGAGGCCGTCATAACAAGTGTCATAGCGCAAACAGGTTATAATAGATACAATTACCAACCATCCGCATTGGATGGAGTGACTGATAACCATGAATTGACACATAATTGGCTTGAGGATGTACACTCTGAAGAACATCATGACAATATAACTGATAGGGATGTGCAAGTCTTCAAAGATGTTGTGGAATACATACGTCTAAATGAACTATTAGCAACACGAGCGACACCTGTGTTAATTTACATGTTTGCACCAGATTCGTTATCTAAACATACCGAGACTTATGATTATCGTGCCATGTCTAAAGATTACTTTGAATATAGAGTTAGGCACGGGAAAACATATAAGTCGAAAATCTGGGATTTTCATGGAAATGAAATAGCAGCAACTAAAGGGAGAGCATTTTGGCAATCAACGACTATATATACCGTTCATCGTCGTTTGGTCGGCGAAGACAGAGAATTAGTGTTGTTGATGCCTAGAATGACTTTTAATCCTTGGGGTTTAGCTATTCAACGAAGGACTAGTTGGCTAATTAGACGAATGACCGGATATTGTCTTGGGCAAACGTGGAGGAGTTTCGGGCTAAATATTGATTTTCAAACAATACCCTTAGATTATTTACATATTGATGAAGATAATGGGTTTAATCGTATGAAAATCAAGGAAGGTGCGGAACTCAAAATATGCACAGGACGAAATGATGCGGAAACAACATCTAAGATACAAATGCATGTGGATGATACCATAAGGACTATGGTAACATATGGCGATGTTTATATGGGTCAAGTATCCACATATCTCTCTGGTGACAACGTTCTTGCTGGGCCTACTTATGATTATTATAAGGCTAAGATTAAACGTAGACAGCCTGGCTTAGTTGTCCCAGCTCATTTACAAATTTTGAGATATCATCTGTATCCGCAATTGCCTTGCGAGCCAAGTAAAATGACCATGAGGCGGTTTATGAATCCCATTCATTTAGCAGCTTTTGTTCCAAATGACTGCAAATCAAATACTATACATGGTATCCATAACCGTCTCATTAAGGTGAAACCAGGACCATTGCAATTTACACCCATAATCACCCAATCAATGCGCGAATTTATTGATTACTTAATCCCAGTTCGCAATAATTTGATACCTGTCGATTATCAAGCAAGTCTTGATCGCCTCAAGAGGCCGACACAACGGTTTTTGCACAAGATGGCAGATTGGACTTTTGGTAAGATAAGAACGTTATCTTTCATGAAAAGTGAATCTTATGGGAAAGTGGCACCACGACGCCTAATTTCAACGATAAATGGTGCTGATAAAATTGATTATTCTCGCATCATTTATGCTTTTGAAACTGTGTTGAAACGACAACCTTGGTATGCTTTTTCCAAATCACCATTGTCGATAGCACAACGTGTGGCGGACATCTGTAAAACAGCTAATGTTGTAGTGGCATCAGATTTTTCCAAATTTGATGGCCATGAATCAGAAATCTTTAGGAAACTAGAGATCAGATGTATGATAGCCGCCTTCCGTGTTGAACATCATGATGCAGTACGTGAATTACACGAACGACAATACGGATTGCATGGTATGACACATGATAGTGTTCGTTATGCTACTGACTTTTCGCGATTATCAGGATCACCCGAAACATCTATTTTCAATAGCTTAAATAATGCGTTCACAGCATATTTAGCTTCACGTATAGCAGGTTATGATCCTTTTGTTTCCTGGAAACGTCTCGGTATTTATGGGGGTGATGATGGATTAACAGCAAACATATCGCGTGAAAGTTACATAGCCGCAGCGGAGGCCGTGGGACAAGAAATAACTATTAAGGAAGTGTTGCGCGGTGTTCGTGGAGTGCAGTTTTTGGCCCGTGTTTACAGCCCATTTATATGGGAAGGTGAATTATCATCCATGGGCGGCCCAAAACGGCAGTTAGGCAAATTCCATGTCACGCACAACAATGACTTCACTAATGAGCAAGTGTTTGCTGCCAAAATTCGTAGCTTTTCTCTCACTGATTGGAATTCACCAGTTTTTAACACGTTTTTAGCTAGAGCATCGGAGTTAATTACAGAAGAGAAAGTAATACCACAATTATCGAGGTGGATTGATAAGTTCCCTCGGGAACAGCAATATCCAAATGAACATCATGAGTGGATGTATGAGCAATTAATTGAAGAAATACCATCATTCAATTTGGGTGCTTTCACAGTACGTGTTGCCCAATGCACCACAATCGCACAACTGATGAACATGCCATTGTTCTCAGAACCTGAACCAATTGAAGTTAAAGAACCAACAGATGTTAATGGGGTATTGTATCCAAGCACTTTACAAATTGATTTTGTGGATCCACCAATTGATGAAAAGGGTGTGTTGATTGAAGAAGATGGCAAGCATCACGTGGAAGCACCAAGAACAAAATTTGTGAATGGATATCCACGCAGACCATTGAATGATCTAGGTTGTTCATTAGTGCAAGCACCAATTGTTCCCAACACAAAGTTGTGGCAGCCTCCTAAAATTAGGGGAGCTAGATTACCACGTGTTGAATCAAAACATGATAAACCACCCGACGAAGATATGCCAGCAGAGTCAAAGTACTTAAATCGTTTTGGTAAAATTAAGAAACCTAGTGTTCAGAAATTACCCCCTACCCTTTACGGTAGTGGAAGTGTATCATCAACCGCAATAACTATAAATAAACACGCTGAGCAAGTGGACTCAGCGCGATTGCTCGCCAAAACACCCCCGGTCGGGGTGTGGCGGGTGAAAAAACAGTAAAACGGAG